ATGTGCAGGGCTAGAGTTTTTTTCTGACCAGTCTATGCCAAACTCTATGGCTCGTGCAAGTGCATCATCCACAGCTTCCACTTTCAAGTGATCTACCAGGTACTCAGTGTACACCTTGTCGCTGCACCAGTGGTCAATCTTGCGATTGTGTTTCAACAACCAGGCCATAAATCTGTCTGGATTAATCACTCTGGTGTTCACACAGTAGTGCCCAAACTTCACAAACGCACGATAATAACTGCTTTCACAAAAGATATCGTGTGTTTTGTTTCTGGCTGATCCTGCCATGCTTTCATAAAAGCGAATGTAGGCTTGAAATCCCAGTCTTGGTCCCGGTTCGTCACGCTCGCGTCTACGACGTTTAGGCTCGCACATGTGCGCCTGTATCGATGTTTCTCTCACAAACTCTTTTTTGCAATATTCGCACACATGGGTCATGCTGATTACTTCTTGGTGTTACCTGAATCTCGATTGTATGCGTCTAGTTCTTTTTGTGTGACCAATTCAGCCATCACATCAATCTCGTCGTCCTTGTAGGTGGGATATATTTCCATCAAGGCCCGTCGTTTGGCACTGAGTCCTGCAACTTTTTTCTTGGGGGCAATCCAGGGATGCCGCATTGTGCCCATGCCTGGACTCATTGCTGTGGCACACAACCATTGCAGTTTGGGATGACGACCTATGTCAAAAAAGTGCTTGTTGAGATAGTGATTGCAGCTTTGCACATAGTATTCTTGCAGTTCCTGAGCACCGTCCACTGCTGATCCCCAGCGCAACATCAGGAACGTGGAGAATTTCTTGCGCTCATCCGAATCAAGTTCGTCATAGAAGTTTCTGTTCTTGATGTCCAGTTGGCGCATCTCGTTTGAAATGTGTAGTCGATCACTCATGTGGTCTTGCTCAGTTGATAGATCATTATAGCACGTTCCAGAGCGTCTTGTAAAGTGGGATTGGTCCGGGCCGCTCGCCGAATCTCGCCCCACATTTTATCATCCATTATGTGATCATACAAGGGTCTGCCATCACTGGTCCTAGGATCATGATCATGGCCCACCACTGTGCGTTCAAGTTCGGCGGCACGTCTGGAGTACACAGTACCTTTCACACGCTCGTAGATCAAGGGCACACCAGGCACAAGATTACCCATACTGATACCCATACTGAACATGTGCCCAACGCAGGAATCGTTCCAGTCCTTCGCGGTCTTCTGGATAACTTTCCAGATACAGTCGGGCCAGTCGATTGATTGTTCGAAATACTTCAGGTTCTGTGTAAGCCATATCTACCAGGCCTTGTTGTAGTCAACTATTTCGCAGTTGCGGCTGACGTCTTTGACAAAGTACACACAGTCAGGTTGTTCAGCATCGTTGATGGGCACACACAGCATCTGTCCGTTCTTGAGTTTGGGTGCATACCAGGATACTTCTTGATAAACATCAATGATCTCAATGGGTGGAAAACTGGGCCTAAAGCTGCTGAGAGGATTGAACTGGAACACATTGAAGCCACGATCATTGATACTGGTCAAGGGCAGCATTTCTAGGTCACCAAGATCAGGTTCACCAATTAGAATTTGCCAGTCCACGGGCATTTTGATTCTGGCATCGCCTATCTGCAGTACCAGGGCAGGTGCGCTGAAGCTTTCTAAAAATATCAAAGGAATGTAGTGATAATCTGGATCTTGTGGATTGCTGTTGTCTAGGATGGCAAAACGCATGTCATCCACTTCGTCAGGCAAATGATCTAGATCATAAGGTTTGTTGTCAAGGGTTAAAATTCTCATGTGTTAATAATACAGTGTTTGTGTCACAAAGTCAACCATTATTTGATCTTCATCCACTCTAGTTTCTCCGCAGAGAATGGATAGTTGGCTTCCCTATAAAAGGCCTTGCGCTTGGTCAAGTGACGCTTGGCAAACTTACATGTGCTGGTGATATCCCAAATTTCCACATGATCCTTGTCTTCGGCTTTTCTAATACCTCGCCCAATTGATTGTATCACCCGCACAAAACTCTTGCCCGCCTCTACCAGCACAAGATTAAAGATGCGTGGTATGTTGATACCCACAGCAGCCACACCATAAGTGGCCACAATGATCTTGTCTGTGGCATCTGCCACCTGGTTGTATTCGTCTTGGCGGGTTTTTGACTTGGTAGCACCTGACACAAATACTGCTTTGTCTCCCAGGCGTTCGACCAGTTGTCGTCCACATTCGGTCCTGTCTACCAGTACCAGAGTGTTGCCTGTTTCATTTATCTTGCGGATCAGTTCAGCCATGGTATCCAGTCTTCCAGACTCTTCCAGCAGATACTTGAGCTCGCTTTGATAATCAGCATATTCCACATGGTCCACCAGTTGCACAATGTTCACATGGCACTGTGCCAGTACACCTGCATCTTGTAGTGTGCTGGCACTGAGTCGACTGACCACTGGTCCTAGACTGACCAGCAGGGCCTGGCTTTCAAACAGTTCTTTTGGCACTGTCCCGGTTAGCCCCCATCTCAACGGAATCTGACTCATGGCGCCTGTTAGCAGAGTCTTGAGTGCATCAGCCTTGGCCATGTGGACCTCATCCACAATCACACACACCACATCTTGTATAAATTCATGAATGGTTATTTCTGCTTCTCCCTTGGCAGTCAACTTCATCATGTTGTTGAGACTCTGCCAAGTGCAAATAGTATGCTGACGATTGTATTCTTTACGATCGCCAAAATACACACCCACATCCAGTTCCATGTTGATGTAGTCTGCCTCGGTCTGCGTTACTAGACTCTTGTTGGGCACAATCACAATTGAACGACCATAGGCACTGACTGCATCACTCAAGGCTGCTGTGATAATGGTCTTGCCTGCGCCTGTGGCCACTTCTTGTATGCACTGCGGATTGGTCAGGAACTTGTTGATGATCTCCACCTGATAGTCACGCAGCACCATGGGCTCGCCTGCTGCTGGATGGGTTTTAGGCCATAGCACATGACTGTAATGATTTTCAGACACTGCTGCAAAGTCAAACACCGTAGTGTACTCACGTTGATCATCCAGCACCGGGCTGTAGTCAAACTTGTCAAGTATGGGCATGATCTCTGGCAAGAGATTCACATAGGTGCTACCACCCAACTGGAAGTAGGCAATCTTGCCGTCCCATCTTCCCAGTCTCACTGCGGGCAGGTAACGTGCTGCTGGATTTTCGTACTTGAAAGCCGTGACCAGAGCCTTGCGGCAATCCAGATCAAGTCCTTCTATCTTGATGTTGACTTCATCTCGAATTATTATGGTGCATTGTTTCATTATAGCAGTATATACTTATTGCAACAAAAAGTCAAAATAGTTGGACCAATAGAATGCATGTTTTAAGAATATTTACAAACAGAGCATTATATTATAAACGTACCGTTTTGCAAGGCCATCCAATTGCGATAGACGTTTTTGTTGGCTGATTTTAGTATAGTATTGTCCAAGGCAGTTCCTGCACGTATAGATTCCAGTGACACAATACGGTCTGTGTGTTGCTTAATAAGATTAGAAAAATCAATCATCATTTGTGCATACCCTTCCACAGTATCAGCACCGCAAGCAGTAACCATTTCTTCCCATACGTGAGCACGATGTAATTGCTTGAATCGTTTTGCGGCCCATAATGCCACTGCTTTATCTTGTACAGTAATACCTATAAAATCATGTTTTTTACGAACATGATAATCTAAATCATGACTGGGAATTGATTGGTATTTTTTTTCTATTTTGATCAAGTACTGATCTTTATCCAGGTCAGACTGAAACAAATGCGGTTTTTTTAAACGTGATCTCTCCAAGTCGTCAATCATCATCGACGTGTGATTAAACCGTGTGCCAGAAGGATCAAGTATAGCCGAGATCATGTCACCGCATGTGCCGCCAGTGTAGCAAACAATATTCATTTTACTATGTCCCAGGACTGTCCTTTATACACAAACCAAAACTTTAAATTACCATTGGTAGTATCAGGATTTTCAAGTTGATCATAGTATCCGTTTTGATCAGGTAACTTGCGTTTAAAGTCAATACTGTTCCACACTAATTCAAGTCCAATATCTTTTAAAGAATGTGCCCAATCTAAAAAATATTGTTCTATGTCTATGGTCAATCTGTTTACCCCAACTATTTGTGTGTCACGGAAACTGTAAAAAAATCTGCAACCATCGTTCATTGCTTGTGTATAGCATTTGCAGTACTCAGTTATGTTTTCAAGTTCGGTCCAAATATCACTTCGATTATTTACTATGGCAAAATTATCTACCTTCCAGGGCAGTATCTTGCTCAGTTGTGCCCGATCTTGGCAAATGTATATGTTACCAGGATAAAATGTTTTTACCACTGGGTGCATTTCAACTACTTCAATCTCGGACCAGATATCTTTGAGATAGTATCCGGCACTAGCAAAAAATATCGTGCGACCTGACTGACAGTTCTTCAAGATTGAATAGTCGTATTCATCTACTAGAGCCCGGCTAGGGTTTTTTCTATTCCACAGCCAGTATTGGTGCTTGAGCCGACCAAGACGATATCTAATGTATTGTGTTTTCCAGTCAGTCTTGATGCTACTATGATTAAACCATTCAACAATTTTTGGCATTAACATCCTCAATAAAAAAATGACGATCTGGCACTGCCCATGTGAAGTTTTGGCCGTAGTCTCTGTGGTTGAGACTTAGATCTATTACATTAAAATTAGACAGGTTTTTTCTTAACCACTGAGCAATAGCAACAGGAAAGTCTGCGCTCAAACTTGGGTCGTGATAACTGTTGTCAATGTTGATGTAATGTCTATTTAGACACAAATACAATCGCGGACACTTGCTCAGTTGTTCCTGTATCTTTTTAATCATAAAAGGACACGGGTACCTGCTAAATTTTTGATCAGTTATTACAACTATATCAGCGTTAACACTGTGTGCAACAGATTCAACTTGATCAAAATCCCGGAACAGGTCTGTATCAATTTTAAATCGCACTCTCTTAAATCCATTGAGCACAATAAAATCTTCGATTTGTTTTTCTCGTCGAAGTTTAACATCTTCAATAAAAAACTGTCGTTGAAGTCGATTGAAGATTCGAGCCCAGTGGTATAATGATTGAGTAGGTTTGATTATTATTTCTTTTTGAGCATTGTTGAGATTCATACACTATTTAAACACATTATTGCAAAGAAGTCAAAAAAACAGTCGCCTTTTTAGGGGCGACTGTGAAATCTGGGCAGGAGCCAACCTAGGCCCAGAAAACTCTCATCATTGTGCTGGCTTCATGCATGTGGTCTCTGCCATCAGGCGCCATTTTCCTGGAAAGCTCTTGACCAGATCCGCTACCTTCAGCGCCATACGCAGGCTCATTTCACGCAGTCGATTCTGGTTGGAGTTCATGAACTCAATAATGTCGTCTTGCTGGCACTGCTCAAAGTCGTAGTCTGCAAACAACACGCCATCGCTGGCAATTTGTTTGATACGCAGGATCTTGTCACGCATGGTGTCCAGGGTCAAGTCCAAGTAATGGCAGCGACTCTGCAATGCATCCAGGTGATCCCGCAATTTCTGCGATTTCATTTTGTCAAACTTCAAGTTGGTGATAAAGATCACACTGCCTTTGAATTCAAAGCTGTCTGGGATGCCT